CAACTATATCATTGAAAGGTGCTGACAGACCAGAGACTATGCGTGGTGTGTCACTAAAGTTTCTAGTAATGGATGAGTACGCAGACATGAAGTCTAGCGTGTGGGAACAAATCCTAAGACCAGCGTTGGCTGACCAAAAAGGTACAGCTTTGTTTATTGGTACACCTATGGGTCGTAACCATTTCTATGACTTGTATAAGTATGCAGAACTAAAAGAAGATGATACTTACGAGTGCTGGCATTTTACTTCCTACGATAACCCATTACTAGACCCTAAAGAAATAGATGCAGCTAAGAAGTCAATGTCTAGCTTTGCATTTAGACAGGAGTTTATGGCTTCCTTTGAGGCACAAGGTTCTGACATATTTAAAGAAGAGTGGATTAAATATAGTGAAGAAGAACCACAGGTAGGTAATTATTATATAGCTATTGATATGGCTGGTTTTGAGGAAAGTCCTAAAAGTAAAAAGTCTAGGCTTGATGACACAGCAATAGCAGTAGCTAAGGTTAGCGAACACGGTTGGTGGATAGCTGACATTATACATGGTAGGTGGACATTTGAAGAAACCGCTAACAAAATATTTGAAGCAGTAGAAGAATATCAACCAGCAGCAGTAGGAATAGAAAAAGGTATTGCTAGGCAAGCCATAGTATCTCCACTTGCTGACTTAATGAAACAACGTAATAAATTTTTTCGTATAGAAGAATTAACACACGGTAATAAGAAAAAGACGGACAGAATAGTAGCAGCCTTACAAGGTAGATTTGAGCATGGTGCTATTACTCTAAACAGGGGGTCTTGGAACTTACAGTTTTTGGACGAGTTATTTCAATTTCCTAACAAACAAGTACACGATGATTTGATAGATGCTCTGGCTTACATAGACCAGTTAGCAAACATATCTTACTTTTATGACTACGAACAAGACTCTTTTGAACCAATAGATAATTACGCAGGATACTAAATATGTACCAAGACGATGACAATGATTTTGCACCTACACTAGAAAGTTGGGTAATTAATAAATGTGAACATTGGCGTGACCACTACGAAACAAACTACTCAGAAACTTTTGATGAATACTATCGCATATGGCGTGGTATTTGGGATAGACAAGATTCTATGCGAGAGTCTGAGCGTTCTAAGATTATATCACCAGCTACACAACAAGCAGTTGAGTCTGCTGTAGCTGAAGTAGAAGAAGCTACATTTGGGCGTGGCAAATTCTTTGATATTAAAGATGACGTACGAGATATACGACCAGAAGATATACAACTTATCCGCAAGCAGTTAGAAGAAGATATGCACTTTACAAAGGCTCGTAGTGCTATTGCTGAGTGTATTCTTAATGCTGCTGTATTTGGCACAGGTATTGGTGAATTAGTAATGGAAGAAACAACAGAGTTTGTTCCTGCTACTCGACAATCCCCTGAAGCTGGTGTAGAGATTATTGGTACGGAAGAAAAAGAAAGATTTGTTGTAAAACTACAGCCAGTAATGCCACAAAACTTTTTGATTGACCCTGTAGCTACTGACGTTGATAGTGCTTTAGGCGTAGCTATTGACCAGATGGTTGCTTATCATCAAGTACAACAAAACATAGATAGTGGAGTGTATCTTGATGTAGAAGTTGGTAAAGATTCTTATGACCCTGACTTATTAGATGCTAGTAAAAATTATCCTATCTACGAGGATGATATGGTACGTCTAACTAAATACTATGGGTTAGTGCCTAAATCTTTATTTAATGAAGCCATGAAGATGTATGGTGAAGGGGCTGTAGAAGAAGAAGAAGGCGAAGAAGTAGTAGAGCTATTTGAAACAGAGCAAGGTGCAGAAAATAGTCAAAGTTATGTTGAGGCTATTGTAGTAATTGCTAATGGTGGGACTATTCTAAAGATAGAAGAAAATCCATACATGATGAAAGACCGCCCTGTTATTGCTTTTGCTTGGGACAGAGTACCTAGCCGTTTTTGGGGTCGTGGAATCTGTGAGAAGGCGTATAACAGCCAAAAAGCATTAGACACGGAGTTACGTGCTCGTATTGATGCTTTGGCTCTTACAGTGCATCCTATGATGGCTGTGGACGGCTCTCGTATGCCTCGTGGTGCTAAACTAGACGTAAGACCTGGAAAAACTATCTTAACTAATGGCGACCCAAGAGAAGTTCTAAATCCATTTAACTTTGGTCAAGTAAGTCAAATTACTTTTGCACAAGCTGGTGAGTTACAAAAGATGGTACAAACCTCTACTGGAGCTGTTGATGCTGCTGGTATTCCCGGTTCTATTAATGGGGAAGCTACAGCCGCAGGTATCTCAATGTCTCTTGGTGCAATTATTAAACGACATAAGCGTACACTAATAAACTTCCAAGAAAATTTCTTAATCCCATTTGTTAAGAAGTCTGCTTGTCGTTACATGCAGTACACTCCTGAGCTATATCCTGCACAAGACTTTAAGTTCGTAGCTTCTAGTTCACTAGGTATTATTGCACGTGAATACGAAGTTACTCAGTTAGTACAGTTGCTACAAACAATGTCTCCTGATTCTCCAATGTACCCAATGCTTATTGAATCTATTGTGGACAACATGGGATTAGCTAATAGAGAAGAAATTATTGCTAACATGCGTCAGGCTGCACAACCTAACCCTGAGCAACAGCAAGCACAACAAGCACAACTTCAATTACAACTACAATCTGCTCAAGCCAGCTTAGAAAATATACAAGCACAAACAGCAGAGATTGTATCTAGAGTACAACAAAATCAAGTAGAGACTCAATTACTACCAGTAGAAGAAGAAACCAGACGCATTGCAGCTCTTGCTAAACAAATGCCTGCTGATGAGTTTGAAAGACTAATTGAAGTAGCTAAATTAGAACTAAAACAAAAAGAAATTGAATCTAGAGAGGACATAGTACAGTTACAAATGCAGAAAAAATAGCTTGACATTTTAGTCAAAATATGCTATAATATTATATATAACACATAACGAGGAGAATGTCAATACCTATGACACCTGAATTACAAAAATATTATGAAGATTATGCTGACTTATTTTTAACTGATGGTTGGAAGACTTTTCAGGAAGATATACAAGCAGCAGCACTAACCATTAACATAATGGCTATGAAAGACGCTAAAGACCTGCACATATCGCAAGGCAAACTTGACGTTTTTCAAAGACTACTCAACTGGCAAAACTCAATCGAGAATGCCTATGAGGAACTTCTCCAAGAGGAGAAAGAGGGTAGCAGTCAATGAAGCGTATCTATGACTTCACCTGCTCCAACAACCACACCACAGAACACTACATAGACTCTGAAACCAGAGAAATACTATGTCCAGTATGTGGTCACACCGCAACGCGGATAATTTCCCCAGTTTCTTTTTCATTAGACAATACCTTTCCGGGTCATTCTATGAAATGGGCGAGAGACCATGAGAAAGCCGCCAAATCTTAAAACATCCACAATACTTTATAAAAGTACGGAGTAATTATTAAAATGACACGAATTGTAGAACCCCTAGAAGATAAGGTATCTATTACGGAAGATGAACAACTCGCTGATGTAACTCAAGTAGGTAATGAGCCTGAACAACAGACTCTTGACTTACAAGAAGAAACACAAGAGCAAAAGTCTGAATTACCTGAGAAGTATCAAAACAAAAGCATCGAAGATATAGTTCGTATGCACCAAGAAGCTGAAAAGGTACTAGGACGACAAAGCTCTGAAGTTGGCGAACTCAGAAAAGTAGTAGACGATTTTATCAAGGCAAAGTCACAAGAAGTAACACAAAGCCCAGCAACACAAGAGTCAGACGAAGATGTAGATTTTTACACTGACCCTAATGTAGCTGTTAATAAAGCTGTTTCTAATAATGATGACATTAAAGAGTTAAAAGAGTTTGCTGAACAAACTAAACAACAGCAAGTTCTTGCACAAATTAATGCCAAATATCCTGACTTACAGCAAATAGTACAAGACCAAGCGTTTGTAGAATGGGTTACTAGTTCTACAATAAGAACTGAATTATTCCAACGCGCAGAGAAAAACTTTGATTTTGCTGCTGCTGATGAATTATTGGGTTCTTGGAAAGAACGACAAGGAGTTGTAGCTAAGACGCAAGAGATGCAGGAAGAAGATAAAAAGAAACAACGTAAAGCAGCCTCAACAGGTAATGTAAAAGGTTCTGGTGAACCAGCAACTCGTAAAATTTATAGACGCGCTGATATTGTCAATTTAATGATTAATGACCCCGAACGATATAAAGCTAATGTTGACGAATTCGACAGAGCTTATAGAGAAGGTAGGGTCAAATAACTTTTTACTTTTTATCTTATAGGAGATATATATAATGGCTGGTTTAGGCAACTCTAATCACGTCACTCCAACTAATGTGGATGCTTTTGTCCCTGAGATTTGGTCTGACGAAATCGCTGCGGCTTACAAGTCTAATCTTGTAATCGCTAATCTAGTAAAGAAAATGAACCATATTGGCAAGAAGGGTGATACAATTCATATCCCTAAGCCTGTACGTGGTTCAGCTACTGCTAAAGCAGAGCATACTCAAGTAAACCTAATCGTAGGTGCTGATACAGACTTCACTGTCTCTATCGACAAGCACTTTGAGTATTCTCGTCTAATTGAAGACATCACTGATGTTCAAGCATTACCATCACTACGTTCTTTCTACACAGAAGACGCTGGTTATGCTCTAGCTCGTCAAATGGATTCTGACTTAGGTGCTTTAGGTAATTCATTAAGTGGTCGCTACTACATGGATAGCTCAACTAACTTGACAGCTTATGCTGCTGACACAGTTACTGCGGCTGACGTATTCACTGACTTAGGCTTCCGTCAAGCTATTCAAGAGCTTGATGATGCTGACGTACCTATGGACAACCGTTTCATGGTTGTACCACCTTCAGTTAAGAAGGACATTCTAGGTATTGACCGTTTCAACTCATCTGACTTCGTTAATGGTCGACCAGTTGAGAATGGTTTGCTTGGTGACATTTACGGCATCAAAATCTATGTATCTACTAACCTACCTGAGATTGAGTCTGCTGCTGAAAACAGTGCAGATGGTCGTATCGTAGGTGGTATCTTGGGTCATCGTGACGCATTTATTTGTGCAGAGCAAATGGGTGTTCGTGTTCAGACTCAATACAAGCAAGAGTACTTAGGTGACTTGATGACTGCTGACACAATCTATGGCGTAGCCGAGCTACGTGATGGTGCAGCAATTCAACTTGCATTTGCTTCTGACGCTACTCCAAGCACAGCAGCACCTTAATACTTTAGTGTATATGGACAGGGGTGGGCAACTGCCCCTTTCCTTTATATAGGATACCAGTATGAGTTTAAAAGAAATAGACCCAGTAGAATATGGAAAGCTACTGAGCAAGGTCGAATCCTTAGAAGAAAAAGTAGATTCTATGGAAGCTGACCTAAAACAATTATTGGCCCTAGCCAACAAGTCAAGAGGTGCTTTTTGGGTAGGTCTAACTGTAGCTAGTTTTGTAGGTGCTTTAGCTACAATCATATTTAGAAGATTCTTAGGATAAGTAGATGGCGATATACAGAGGCGATGGTGGTGCAGGTGACGCAGACAATGACGTTACGGTTACTACGGTAACACAGAAAGCACTAGAGGCTGAGGCTTCAGCTACTGCTGCCGCTGCTTCTGCTAGCTCTGCTTCCGCTTCTGCATCTACAGCAACATCAGAAGCTAGTGATGCATCTACTTCTGCAACAGCCGCAGGTGTATCAGCTACTAATGCTAGTGCATCTGAAAGTGCTGCCAGTGCAAGTGCTACAGCCGCAGCCTCATCAGCTAGTGCAGCGAGCACATCAGCAAGTAATGCAGCGACAAGTGAAACAAATGCTGCTGCTTCTTATGATGACTTTGACGATAGGTACTTAGGCGATAAAGCATCAGACCCAACTGTAGATAATGATGGTGATGCACTTATAACAGGTGCTTTATACTTTAATACAGTATCTAACTCTATGAAAGTATACAACGGTACTGCATGGACAGTATTAACAGGCTCAGGTGGTGCTGAAGTAAACGACTTAACTGCTGCTGTCGTATGGGCAAACGTACCAGATGCAAACATTACGCAAAGTAGTGTAACGCAACATCAAGCAGCTTTATCAATTACTGAGTCACAAGTATCTGACTTGGGTTCTTATATTACAGCAAGTTCTACTGATACATTGACTAATAAGTCAGGTAACATAAGTCAGTGGACAAATGATTCAGCATATTTAACTGGCAACCAAACCATTACATTAAGTGGTGATGCTTCTGGTTCTGGTACTACGTCTATTGCTGTTACAGTAGCAGACGATTCACACAATCATATTATATCTAACGTAGATGGTTTACAAACTGCACTAGATGCTAAAGGTACATTATCTAACGTAGTGGAAGATACTACACCACAGTTAGGTGGTACATTAGATGCTAATGGCAATACTATTGACATGGGTGTTAATGTTATTAGTGACACTAAAGTTGGTCAATGGG